GCATTTGGTCGAACTCGGGTTCGTACTCTTTCATCACATCCATGAGCTGATAGTTCATGAATTCTTTAACTCGATTTGATTGTTCTTCTCGAGCTCTATCTGCTAGTCCAACTATTTGTGTATGCACTGGACCTGTTGCAGGTAATAATTCTTTGTATGCTTGTGCTTGAAACTGTGTAACCGCTTCAGCTAACACTGGGTGTGTTGCACCTGAAGCTCCTTGAAATGGTTGTGTTGGGTTTTCGTATTTAAAACCTAATAAATCTAAACCTTTTGTATAACTATCTTCCCATGCTTTTCTTGAAGATTTATATTGATTATAATTTCCTGAAAGTTCAGAACCTAATTTTCCTAAAACATCTTCTGGTAATAATTCTGCTAAATTGTCAAAATGACCGTCTGTTCCTGGTTGATTAACCGCTTCAGGATCAAAATTAATTGTTGCACCACCATCTTCTTCTTGAGTTACTTGTATATCATCTGGACCAACTTGTTCTTCGATGGTTTCTTTTTCCATCTCCAAAACTTCTTCGTCACCTGGTACTTTAATTTCAGTCTCTACGTTTGGTAGGGGCTTGTCTATTTTTGCCATTTATATTCTCCGAGTTCTTGACAGTTGTAGCTTGTTTTATAGGAACATTCAACCCTTGAGAATTAGGTCCTCTCAAAGGTGGGATTTCCTTCCATTTAACGTGTTGCATATTTATCACAAGAGTTTTATTTTTCATTTTATAACATGTTTAACATTCTACGAAGATAAAGAGCAACAGTTCTTATATAATCAGTCTCTACTCTTGACATTGCACTTTTTGGAATAATTAATCCATAACTTTGTTTGCCTTCTGCATCAGCTATTTTTTTAGCAAGTCTTTTACCAACTTTTTCTTCATAAGGAGATAAAGTAATTTTTTTAATACGACCTGGTTCTATTCTCCCTAATCCGGCATATGTTGATGCTCCTTCAGGATTACGAGTAAACCACCTACCAGCAGCCGCTAATCTTAATGGGTTATTTGCTTGACTTCCTGTGGAAGAAAGCCCGTAAGCTTCTTCGGCTATTTGTTTCATTGTAGCATAATTTTTAAAGGGCTCTCCTCTAAAAACATTAATTCCTTTTTCAGTGGGAAGTTGTCTCATTAAAAATTTAGCTGCGTTTACTATGCTCATTACCTAAAAAAATCCCCGTCTGATCTATTTCTACCAGTAAATAATTTGTAACCTTGATAACCAAGTGTACCAAGTGTTGCCAGTCCAGCACCAATGGATATTGCAGGTAATGCAACAGCGCCTGCTGCTGTTCCAGCTAAACCTAAAGATGCAATACCAAGTAGTCCTCTTGATGCTCCAGCTTTGGCTAAAGCTTTTACTGAAGGATTCATAAATGCTGCACCTAAATAATTTAATGGGTTAGTTGCAATTTCACTTACATCTTTACCCTCTCTTACATCTTGTGCAATGTAACCTAGAGTAGATGGTACCTGTATTATTGGTGCACCCAAAGCCCATAAACCTTTTCCAAGGACACCTTTATTTAATCCTAAAGCTGCTCTAGTTCTACCAACACCTTCTGGTAATGGTCCAGCTTCACCAACACCTCTAGCTGTTCTATAAACACCTTTTGCAATTGGTGCAGTTAATCCTGCTGCTCCAGCTAGTTCTAATTTAAACTGGTTGTCTAATAAAATGTTATCATCAACTTCTTCACCTTTTTGTTCAACATCAGAGATAATCATTCCTTCCATTTGACTATCGTTAGTTAAATATGTACTCGGGTCATCGTTTCTAAATTGTTTAACTAATGCACCAGCTCCAGCGCCCGCGGCTACGGTACCAAGGCCCAGGGCAATTTTACTACCAAGACTACCTCGTAAAATATTTGGATTTTCTTTTAACGCTGTTAAAAATTTAGTTGCAGAATTTTTAACTTTATTAAACGCACCACCTGCATTAGATTTATTAACTTCTTGTGCTAATCTTTTAGGGTCTTTTTCAAGTGCATCGTTAACTGCATCTACACATTTTAATACTGGTCCACCAGTGGATTTATCTTTAATCATTGGTAGTTCACAAACGTCACCACCTGCTCTAGCGTTAGTTACAATACTTTCTAAAAATTTTTGCGGAATAATTCCTTTTTCTTGTTTTAATGCTGCTTGTAAAGAAGATTTTAAATCAGTTTCTTGTGTAACGGCTTGTCCTAAACTTCTTAATCTAATATTACCATCTACCTCTTCAATTCTTACATCTCCTAAATAATTTCCAAATTTTTTATTAAATTTATCTTTAAGATTATTCATCTTAGTTAACCACTTTGCTTTATCTTCAGGAGCAGCTTTATTATATGAAGCAATATAATTAGTTAAAGGTTTATCAAAAGTTCTAAATTTAACTTCATTAAATCCTTTTTGAGTAGGAACAACTTTTATATATTCTATTGGATCTGCATAACCTCTATCAATTAAAGATTGAGGAATCTTATGTTCAAAAGTAATATTTTGTGCAATGTTAAATTGTTTTTTAGCTTCAGGCCATAATTTTTGTTGGGCAAATTGTAATGATTTAATTGTTTCTCCAAACATTTTTTTATAAGCCGGATCAACTTTCTTTTGAAGATATTGGAGATGTCTAATAGTATCCATTCGAGGAGCTCTATTATTTTGAATATCTCTATAAATATCTTTTCCCAGGTCTTGTAAAATTAATCGACTAATGGGTCCGTGTATTTTATCGTTTAAATTAAATTTTTTTAATAAAGGTGTTTGAAGTCTGTCTCTTGCTTCATATCTAGTGGGCGCAGCTTTTTTAGCAAATATTTTTAATTCAGATAAAATTTTATCTCTAACGTCATCGTTAAAATTGTAAATAGCTGCACTAAAAATATTTCTTAAATTTTGTTTAGTAAGTTTCATTCCTCCTTTAGGGGCGCCTAAAACTTCTTCAGTAAACTTTGCACTAAATCCTTTAGTGGGGTCGTATTTAGTTTTAATACCTTTTATTAATGGATGGTCTTTTCCAAACTTTTTGATAAAATCTTTTCGCATTTTATCAGGATCATCATAAATAGGTGCATTATTAGATATCCATTTTTCACCTGCAGCCCAAGCTTCTTTAGTAGGTTGTTCTTTTAATAATCTAGAAGTAAGACTTCTTTCTATTCTTATTGCATCACTTCCACCACTTTCTACTAACTTGTTAAGTTGATTCTGCGCAATTTTAGGTTTAAATTCTGAATTACCTAATTCTTTTTGTAATAACTTTAAGACTTTAGGATCGGTTTCTTTTCTAAATTTTTTTAATTGATAATCTATATCGGTATTATCTCTAACTTGATCTACAACTAAAGATTCAATTGTACCGTCGTATTTTTTAAGATGAGGTATTAAAATCTTTCGATAACTTTTAATACTGTCTTTTAACCCTATTCTTTTATTAGGATTCATTTTTTTTATTTCAGATTCCGTATAGCCGGCATCTAATAATAATTGCATATTTTCTTTAGGATAAGTTTTTTGAATAAAAGCGCTAACGCTTGCAGGCACAGTTGAACCAGGCCATTTAGTAGTTTTTAAATATTCTGCTAATTCAATTGTGGTATCACCACGTTTTAATCTTTTAAGAAATTCTTTTTCTACTAAAGGGTTTTCTCTTAGGAAAATTCTATTTGCACCTTCTGTAGACATTAGACCTCCAAGATCTTAGCTAATCCGCCATGTGCATTCTTAGTTCTTCTGTTAAGAACTTCTAATCTTGTTATTTCTAAAACTCGATCCTCCGGCTCCATTTTTAAAATTCTAAGGGCGTCTTCTCTTGATAGGAAAGGATGTTTTGCCATAAATTTTTCCACTAGTTCAATATTATGAGGACCAAATTTTGTTTGTGTAAAGAAATCTACTGTGTCATCACTATGAACCACTAATCTTTGATCTTTAGGTAAATCTAATCCCAAAGTTTTCCAAACATTTTCATTTTCAGCAAGTTTAGGATTAGCTTTTATTTCTTTTATAAAATTAGGAAAAGTTTCATTAACGTATACAGAAAGTTCATCTGTTTTACCTTTAGAATCTTTAATAGTATTTTTTAATCTTTCAATTAATACTTGTGCTTTAGTAAATTTACCTATACCGCCAGCCATAAACCCCGCTCGACCACCTTGTGCCATCCCTAAAGATGCTTTTAAGTCAGGATCGGCATTTAGTAAATTAGTTGTTGTTGTTTTTATTTGGTCAATATTGCTAGCAACATCTGGATTAAATATAGTGTCTATTGTGTTTTGAGTAACTCCTGTTGTATTAATATTTTGATCTTCTTCATCTTCAACAACATTGTTTAAATCATAATTTGCCAGTGCTCTATCTAAAGCAATTTTTCTATTAACTAACTCTGTATTAAACATAGGGTTTTCCATTTGGAAGACTGTATTATCTGGTGGTGGAACTATTATGTTACCAGTGTCTCCTTGTCCTGCATCACCTCTAAAACCTCCACTAGCTGTAGTTCCTGGAGACATAGCTTTTCCCTCTTTAGTGTCAGCTAAAGCCCCTTGAAAAAATTTTTGTCTTTTAGCTTTTCCGCCATTTAATAATCCTACTCTTCCACCCTGTGCCATCTCATCTACAAATCTTGCAGTAAATCTATCAAACCTTGGATTGTCAGGTTTTAATCCTGCAGCGTCTTCTACGTTGTTCATAACTCGTCTTGTAAAAGTTATAATCTCTTCACCAGTTGCACCTACTGGAATCATTTCTGAAATTCTTGGTCCAAAATATTTTTCAACTAATATTAATGGATCTCCAGCAATACCACCACCGCCTTCTGTAATAAATTTTACATCTTCTGTAGATACTACACTTCCAAGTTTAGTTGCAAAGGTGTCATCTGCTTTTAAAGCTTCTACTAAAAATTCTCTAGCTGATGCACGTTTAGCTGGTAGTTCAGCTCTGTTAGATAATATATTTTTAAATTGTGCTGCAAGTTTTGGGTCTTGTTTTTCTAAATTTCTAATTGTTGTTTCAGCATCTTGGATGGGTGCTGCAATATCGTCTGCTCCTCCACGTGAACCTGGGGGTGGTAGATCTATATCATCATAATAAACTTGTTTGTTTGTCTTAATATCAAAAACTCCTTTTTTTCTTAAAGCAGCTAATCTTTTTGCCAACTCAGTATCTTGAATAGGATTACCCTTAGAATCTGTCATGACAGCTTTTTCAAAATCTCTTGGAGCCCCTTCATAGTTCCTTGGTTTTGTTATAGTAAGTGGTGTGTCTCCTGTTCTTTCTCTTAAAGCAGCTAAACCTTTTGGATCTAGATCCCCGGTCCTTGTTGCCATGTCAGTGATGTTTGCAACTTGTCTAGGGTTATAAAACTCATCGAGCTTTAACATATTTTCGTATAACTTTCCTGCTTGAACATCGTTTAATTTGTCAGCAGTCAAATAGCCTATAGGGCTTTTTAATTCTTCTAGTATTTTTGATTTACCAAGTGCGCCTACAGCTTCCATATTAATAGACATGTCGACAAAGGGTTCTGGATTCTTACCTGTACCTAGAAAAGTAATATTAGACCGGGAACCAAGGACATCATTCATGTTCCCACCTAATTTTGCGTATAATTTTACAATCGATTCTACTAATTCTTTTTTAGCCATAATACTTTACTTGTCCTCTTACAATTGGATCGTCTTTGTAATCTTCTGGGTGTCGAACCAAACCACCCTGTCTAATTCGCATGATTGCCTGTGTCGTACTATCGACGTAGTCATCATGATCTCCGAATGGAAACGATGCACATTCTTCCACTACTTCTTGTGCAAAATGCTCATGCATCGGGGCCCATACTTTGCCACTCTCAAAGAGCGGGGCAACGGAGTTTACTCTTGTGTGTTTATCATTTCCTTTTGAGGGTGTAAAGTTAATAACTGGGATATCCATTTGTCTTAGCTCATGAGTCAGAGGTAGCCCTGATGCTTTCGCCTCGATTATAACCATGTCAGGTCGCCAGTCTTGGTATTCTTCTAGAGCCACTCTACGTAGTTCGGGGAACTCGAACCTGCCTTTAAATGCATTAAGTAAAATTATATTTTGTCCGGTATCTTCTGTACTAAATACACCCCACATAGTTACAGCACTATAGTCAGACGTTGTTGATTTTGTAAATGCAGTATCCAGAGACATTACCGTATATTCTATTTTAGGAGGGTATTGACCTTCCCAGTCCATCCACCATTCTCGTTTGAGTATGGCTCCTTCTTCAGCGGTCGGTTGCTGCATATATTGGGCCAGCCAGTTGGAAACGGGGATCGAGGCTTTTGTTTTAAGAAGCTCTTCTACTTTCCAAAATTCTGGCCAAACAGGTTTTCCATTTGGCAATATTGCTGGAAGTTCTACAACTTCCCATTGATCACTTCCTTCCTCGCTTTGTGCTTTTAATAATTGACCGGTTACATCTTTTGTAGACCACCTAGTCATTACAATTACAATAGCTCCACCAGGTTGCAAACGTTGACGTGGACCAGCTGTGTACCAGTTCATGGCTTTATCAAAAGCTTTACCATCTGCTCTAACATCTTGTTCTTTGTGTGGGTCGTCAATAATTAATAGATCAGCACCCCGTCCAGTAATTGCTCCACCAACACCAGCTGCAAAGTATTCACCACCTTGTTCGGTTTTCCATTTCCCTGCTGCCTGACTATCTTCTTGAAGTCTAGTGGTAAACAGTTCTTGGTAATTTCTATCATCAACTAAGTTTTTAGTCTTACGTCCAAAGTCAATTGCAAGATCGGCTGTGTGAGTTGCTTGAATTATTTTTAATTTTGGGTTGTTCCCAATCATCCATGCCGGGAGTAAGTATGAGGCAAACTCCGACTTTGTATGTCTTGGCGGCATGTTAATGATTAGTCGTTTAATTTTCCCCTGTGCGAGGTCATTAAATTTTTTATTAATAATTTTATGATGGGACCCCTCTATAAACTCAGGCCAAACGTACTTTACAAAACTTAAAAAATTTTTTGTAATATTTGGTTTAGCTTCATCCAATGCTACGCTTCTTTCAAGTTCTATTAGTTTAGCGCTTTCTTCTGGGGTCAATCCCTCTAAATTTTTTGTAATATTTTCTGTGTCTTGCATATCTTAAATATGTTTTCAAAAGTTATACACTAATCGTCTGAATTAGACAATAAAGGGTAGACTTGGGACCCCTTTTTGTTTTAGGGGTGTTGGGTTTGTGTGTTGTGTTTGGATTGCTGCCTGGACCTGGTACCTCTATGATTAGGGTGGGCCCGCCCGCGCTCCCCATAGTAGCTTGAGCTATGCAGTTTTTGCATAGGATATTGTGGGAGGGCAACCCAAAATGGACAGTATGTCTATTGACACGTATGGGATATTCTGGGTTATTTATTCATTGTCAATGCTTTCTATTATAGTTCTTGTTGCTTGATATGGTACTCGTTTTTCATAACCGAAATCATATCTATAACTTTCGTATTTCTCTTTCTTAACTTTGATTGGTGTTTCACTTGGTTGCTTAACTGAATAAGTGTTTGCAATCTCTCGTCCAAACTTATTTAAGAACATAAACAAACAACTGTTGTTGCAAAAGAAATCCCAAATATTTTCTTGATGAGTGCCATATCTTTTTGCTTTAATCTTAACAGTTCGTAATACTTTATTGTCGCCTGAGCCTCGCACTCTTGATTGTGTTTCAATCTTATGGCAATCAGGATTATGACACCAGTTATAATCAGTCATTTTTATACTCATTAAAAAGTTTTCTTATAAACTTTGCCAAGTCAATATACCCTTGCTTACTTGCTAAGGGTATTTGACTTTCAACTTTTACTGCTTTGAGTATTTCTTTCTCAAGTTCAGTTATTGTCATTATGCTACTTCCTTTGTTAAGATTAATGGCTCATTGAAATCGTGCTTAACAATGTGCCAAGTTATATGTTTGCTATCTTCTAACAAAGTTAGTGCTGACAAAAATTTATTTGCCTCGTCTAAACTGTTAGTAAATTTTTCAACTCTATATTCTGGTTGATAGCTACTATCTTCAATCTTAAACTTTCTTATTATAAAGTATATCATTTATCCCTCTATTGTTGTTGTTGCTTTTATTGTCATTGGATTTTTTGCCATACGCCATTGATTGCCTTTCTCATCTGGTTCAGCGTCATTGTCCCAGTAGATAAAACAAACTACACCATTTTTAGAAATGAACGCTTTGCCAGTAGTCATAAAATCTGTTGGCTTTGTCCAACTTCCATTTCTTGTAATTATCTTTTTATGTTTTTTAGCATAATAAGTTATTACAAAGTTTTCTGGTATGTTGTTTAAATCAACTGCCTTTGTGTGTTGTGGGTATTGTTCTTTAGTCATTTTTTCCTTTCTGTTATATCTGGGATATTATATTAAATACCCCAGATTGTCAATAGTTAGCAAAAATTAATTTGCAACC